TGCTGCTGTGCGTCCTGCATAGCTAGCCTGTGAAGCCTCAGTGATTCATCTTCATCAGGGCGTCCAGAGTCCGCCGAAGGTTCGGTGAGGTTCATGGTCGGTGCCTTATTGGTGGGTGTTAGAAGGGAATCGAATTATCGTATTGAGGTTCTGTAGATTGACCAGGCGACTGCTGCGGCCGACTCTGTTGCTGACCGTTCTGCTTTGGCGGCAGGTCGATATCCCGGACGAGAATGGTTGGCGTTGAAACCTTGGTGCCGTCGTCTTTCGTCCACTCCTCAAGCACAAACTCGCCGGTCACCGTGACCTTTGCGCCTTTCAGGATGCCAGCCGATAGCTTCTCTGCCATAGCTCCGAACATCTTGCATTGCAGCCAGGATGTTTTCTCGTTGTCACCAAAGCCGGATTTTGCCGGCAGTGAGAACGATGCGATGTGCTTTCCGTTTGGCGTGACACGCAGCACGGCATCCTTGCCGACATTACCTGCGATTGTGATCGTGTTGATTGGCATTATGCTGTGGCTCCTTCAAGCTCTGATTTCTTCATGTCGTAAACTTCCTTCGCTTTGGTCTGCTCCGGTGTGCCATCCAGCATCTGCCACGCTTTGGCGAATGACAACTTCAGCTCTTCCGGGGTTTTCTTGCTGAGCGCAGCCTCAGAGAAGGCGGCAAGGATATCTGCAGGCTTAGGCTTTGGTTTCTGCTGCGGCGGCGCTGAGGTGGTTTGCTGGCGATGCTCATTGGTATCAGCATCCTTTGAATCATCAATGCCAAACAAGCCATTCAGACAGTATTTTCGGGCGTACGAGCTGGTTGCGCCGGTAATCTGGGCATCATCCATGCCTTTCTTATCGACAGCCTCACGGGCCATTGCAGAGGCGATGTGAGTGGTCTCGCCATCGGTAATCGACGCCGTAGCTTTGACGTAATAGCGATCGCCAATCAAAATGATTTCGTCCGAGATTGACAGGAACAGGCCATTAAGTAGCGGCTTCACACCCTCCAGGATGTCTTCGCAGCTGCGGTAGTGATACTTGCCAAAGCTGTTGTACTGGCCCTTGGGCGCGTTGAGAGTGCGCTGTATCTCTGCCAGCCTGACGTAGAATTCCTTACTCATAGTCAACTCCCATCCTCGCTGCCTGCTGCTCCGTACGGTAATCAGCCGCCGCATCCATTGCGGCCTGCTGTGGCGTCATCTCATCAAGCACTGGCTCTAAGATGGCCTTCATCATTTCGATGAAATAGATATCCGGGTCAATCATGCTGCGTGCTCCTGGTGAATTGTGTAACCCTGCTCTGTGAGCCACTCCATGACGTCTTTGATATCAAGCTGGTTAAGCACCTGCTTGCCGCTGAAGTCGAGCAGAGAGACCTCATCTGCCTCGATAATCATCATGCCGGGGCGATATCCGGCGCGCGTCTTAAGCTCGCCACATTCAATCTTCATTTTCATTTCAGCGCTCTCCGCAGTAGCTGCATCGCCATAGCCCACTTGGCACCATCGCCGAACAGATGGGCCTCTCTTGAAAGCTCCTGAGCTTTAGTGAAGTAACGTGATTTCATGGCTGGCCTCTTTGATTCAGAGTGTCGATAAGGTTGCGCCAGCCAGTGCGGAGGCGGCGGGTAATAGTGTCGAGCAGTGATTCGTTTAGCTGAGCGGCGCCCACGATGGTGCCGCCCGCGATGGCATAGTTCATCGTGGGTTCCTTGCTATTGGTTAGGTTGGGGTCAAAAAAATGGCCCGCGTTGCGCAGGCCAACAGGATGAAACGACTCTCTCGAAGGTGCATGGTGCGTAGCACCTTCAGCCGCACTTGGTGAATACGGCTGAAGGTGTCACTCATTGGTGATAATGGGTAATAAAGAGTGTCGCCGAAGCGACCTCATGATGATTTGATGCCTGCTTTTATCCACATCAGGCGAGGTGGTTCCTCAACTTTCCACAGTCAAAGGAAACTGATATGTTTTGTATTCCACGGTCAAAATAGGGATTATCTGATGGCTTTGTTAACTAAATGTCCGAAAGGGAACTGCAATTCAACTTCTTTTGAGTTGGCTACTGGGACGCGTGTTAAAGGCGCAAATCATCAAATGTATTTTATTCAGTGCGCTGTTTGTGGCGCTGCAATTACGGCACTTGATGGAAGGCACGACGTAATTATCACTGAAATGGCTAAAAAATTAGGCATCCGCTAGTTGTGATCAGCCATGCCAGATGGTGAAGCATATGAGGATGCTAGGGTTTCCATAACGGCCAAGGCATCCTTTTCTTCAAGCTTGTCCGCCTTTAAAATCAGTGACAATTGCTCAGAGACTTTACATGCTGCCAAAAGCACCTTCTGCTGTTTATTTAAAGTTTCCATCTTTCAACCTCTCGCCGTTACGATGTCTTTTGAGTTGTGATAACCCGCTATACTAAAACTGCATGCGAACCTGATAACCGCGCCGCACAAACTCTCCAACAGCTTCGGCGTGCTTTTCTTTTGCAACAGCTTCAGCAAGTCTTGAGCTACGAACAGCCTCTGCTGCATCACGAATAACTTTTTACACCATTTCGCCTGTAAGTTCCTTCATGGCTTGCTCACTTAAAGATATGCGTTGCGCCCTTGCGGATGGTGCGGTAACCCGCGTTATAGATAGCCACATCCGGCAGACATACCGATGTGCTCTCATGCCTGTCACGCAGAGGAGGGGAGATAACTGCTTTCTCGATGCGGCTGATGTGCTTAACCTCAATCGCCACAACCTTAGGCTCGATGCCGAAAGCCGTGTCGATGATTGATTCGATGCGTTCACGATCTATTGCCATCGCACGACGACGAGCATGGCGGCGTGTTTTAGCGGTCTCTTTAACGGATGTGCCGTAAGTGATAACTGTCATGGCTGCCTCCTGAAGTGGTTTTGGTACTGTCGACTAGTTACCCGATAGACAGTCCAAACCCATCTCGTTTGGTTAGTTGGCGCTTTATCAGCGCTGCAATGTTGTTAAAGAGCATCACCGTCCTGGTGAGTAGTGCTTCCTGCTGATGGGATTTAATTTAGCTTTATGCTAAATAATTGGCAATAGCAAAATGATAAATAATTGGTGGGTGAGATTTAGCTAAATGATTTAGAAGGAGATTTATTTTACGAAGTGGGTGCTGGGGGCACAAAAAAGCCCGCTCAGTGGCGGGCTATTGAGAGTACAAGACTAATATCGGCGCGGTGGCCTATTGCTTAGAAAGCAATCTGTATGCTGTATACACAGCACCTATGATGGCCGGGATTGCCAATATAATGGCTAATTTTGCCTCAGCAATATTTGCTCGAGTAGTCGACTCGTTAAGCTTTACAGAGGAATCAATTTTATCACTGATAGTTTTATTGGATAACTCGATCTTGTCAGTTAGAGAGTTAGTGATACTATCGAATTTCTTGTCAATGCCATCAAATTTCAGTGCAATGACGTCAAACTTTCCTTCAATACGCACCATGCTTTCTGAAAGACGTGACAAAGCAGAGTCGATAGCTTCAACTTTCTTTTCAAGTCGCTCTATGCGTTCTGTCATGTTGCCTCCTCCTCCTCCTCCACCTCTTTGATCAGAATTATCTTCCTTGATGGATGCTCTGTCCACGTCTCGAGGTCTTATTTTCGCTACGTCACCCATCTAAAGAGTCTCTTCCGCTGATTTGATTAGGTAAAATCGAGTGCTTAATTCATCAAGAACCTCACCATCTCCCTGTAATATAGTGGCTTTTATCGTATACATTCCTGGTGATTTTGCTATGTGCTGTTTAGGGGTCATCCACACCTCAAACACAGTAATACCGCCATCAATAACGCTGACCCTTTCAAAGTCAGGTTCAAACTCATGAACCTCCTCATCTAGCTCCTTTCCTTCAGCGTCGAATATATCAAAACGCAAGTCGAATTCTGGGGCATTTGGTTCAAAAAAAATTGTCGCACCGGTAGATACATCCAATGCATAAGGGAATGAATTAACTTTAAAAATTGCTTCGTTCTTATACTTTTGAACCTTTTTATTAAGCATCTTGCCAGTGCTTAAGCTCAGGATTTTAACACTATCCATTGCGCCCTCTAAGTATGTTACAAATAAGCAGCAGCTCTATCATAATAGCCACGCTGATGAATGTATATTTACACAAAGTTTCTGCGGGCCAACGGGCTTTAGACCAGTCGCATCTTCGTCTCGATCGCCACGCCCAGCACCTTACAGTTTCCGTTAACCGGCACCATCGGCCACTGAGGGTTTAAGCCTTTCAGGTACTTCTGACTGCCGTCAATGATGAGCTTCTTGAATGTGGCTTCGTTATCGTCGGTTAGCTTCGCAACGACCAGGCTTCCATTAACCGCCTCACGCCCTGTATCAAACAGCACATAGGTTCCTGCAGGGATACTTAGCCCGATCGGTGCTGTCATGGAATCGCCTTCCACCTGTAACCAGAAAGCATCTCCCTGCGTATGTGCGTCGGATTCAAGCCACATATCGACATCCTTTATCGTATAGGGTTCACAGGCCTCATCCCAAGCGCCAGCCTGAACCTTGCTTAGAACCGGGTAGCGCGCAGTCTGCTTGTAGCCTCTAGGGTTTGAGACGTTAGCATCAACTCGTGGCTCATCTTCATGGATGGAATCAAGCCAGGCATTTGGCAGCTTTAACGCCACTTCAATCTTCCTCGCCATCTTATCCCCGATGTTCCTAACGCTATTTTCACCAAGCAACTGACTAAATTGGGACGCGCTGATGCCCAAAAGCTCTGCAAATCCAGCTTTTGTATTGCCAGAACTCTCAAGGTGCCTCTTCAGGAGGTTGTTGAGATTGGTTTTTCTGATGCTTTTATTTTCCATGGCTTGATTCTCACATTATTTAGCAATGCGATAAATATGCATATTGCTAAATATTGCTTGTTAGTTATTTAGCATAAAGCTAAACTTAACCTTGTGATTGAACAGGAGGCACCAATGGGTAATGAACTGCTCCGGTGGCGCAAGGAATCTTCAGCTGAAGACTGGATCAGCCTTGCTGCACTAGCGAAAACATCTGTCGGCTACCTCGACCAAATTGCATATGGATTCCGCCGAGCATCACCAGGCAAAGCCCAGGCAATTGAGGAAGCCACAAATAAATTCACCGATTACCAGCCGGTGAAGAAGGAAAGCTTAGTTTTTGCACCACAGCGCGCTTCGGCAGCTTAAGCAACACCGCTCTTTACACAATCTAGCCCGCCGTCAACGCGGGGACTTCAAAACATAAGTGACGATGCGTACCGCAATGTCACGTAACTAATTAACTCAAAGGAATATTACAGAATGGAACGCGCAAACAAACGCAACGAGGCGCTGAGAATCGAAAATGCCTTACTCAACAAAATATCTTTAATTGGTACCGAAAAGACAGCAGCTGCTGTTGGTGTCGATAAGGCGCAGATAAGCCGCTGGAAGCGTGACTGGCTGCCAAAGTTTTCAATGCTTCTTGCAGTACTGGAGTGGGGTGTCGTCGATGACGAGATGGCTCATTTAGCCCGGCAAGTGGCAGATATTCTCACCAAAGAAAAAGCCCCGAGCTGCGCTAACAGCTTCGAGGCCTGATGCACGAATCATACTGGATCAACGTACAGGAGTAATTATGAGTTCTTTATTATCGCTTTACAAGGCAAAAGAGAAAAACGGCACGGAAACAACGACTAAGAAAACCTTTCTGGTACCGCTGGCTGAGCTTTACGTCGAGCCTGGCTACAACGTCCGTGAAATCGACCAGGAGCACGTCGCTGAATTCCGTGATGCATTCATTGCCGGTGAGTTCGTGCCGCCTCTGGCGGTTCAGGTTACCGAGCAGGGCATCAAGATTATCGACGGTCACCACCGGTATTACGGCGCGAAAATGGCGTCTGAAGCCGGACACGAAATACCACGTCTTGAGTGCAAGGACTTCTCAGGTTCAGAAGCTGATCGCATTGCATTCATGGTCACCAGTTCACAGGGTAAGGCTCTTTCTCCTCTGGAACGTGCAGCAGCATATCAACGCCTGCTGAATCAGGGCTGGACGCCTGCTGAGATTGCCAAAAAGGTTAAGCGCTCACCGGCAGACGTGGATCAGCATCTTCAGCTGCTGGAGTGTGGCGAGAGCCTGATCGCAATGGTGAAGGCGGGTGAAGTAGCGCCAACCACCGCAGTTGCGTTATCACGCGAACATGGCCCGAAAGCAGATGCCGTTGCTCAAGCGCAAATGCAGAAGGCCAAAGCTGCTGGTAAAACCAAACTGACGCGATCAGTGGCCATTCCTCAGTTCAGCGCTGCCAAAGCACGTCGGCTGGCAGAACTACTGGTTGATGCAGAGTTTGAACGGGATGGCGGTTTCGATAGCCTGATTCTCTCTCATGGCACCACTGAAGAAATAAAGCGGATTCTCGCTGATTATCGCTCAGGCATTCCATCTGACGGGGGCGGCGATGAATCTTGCGCATGACAACGTATTACCAATCAGGCCCGTTCTCAGGGCCGTGGAGCAACGTGTGGCAGATACAGACGATGGATACACGCGTCTGGCAAACGAGCTGTACGAAGAGCTGATAGGGGCCAACCTGACCAGGAATCAGGCGAAGGTTGCGCATGCTGTTTGCCGGAAAACATACGGCTTCAACAAAAAGATGGATCGCATTGCTGACAGCCAGATTAGCCAGCTCACCAAGCTGCCCAGGCAGAAGGTGAATAAGGCAAAAAATGAGTTAATACAGATGGGTGTTCTTGTTCGGGAGGGCATGTTAATCGGCCCCAACAAGAACCTCGCAGACTGGCAAATTCCAGAGTGTCACCAAGATGGTGTCACTGTCACCAAATCAGTGACAAAAAGTGTCACCAAAACGGTGACAGGGTTGTCACCAAAACAGGGACACACAAAAGACACTATTACAAAAGACAAGAAAGACAATAAACATACGTCAGAGAATTCTGGCGAATCCTCCGACACATCCCTGAAGAATCTCCCGGTTATTCGGCCTGAAGCAGCGACCCGTTCCCCCAAAGGCGACAAGTGGGGAACTGCTGACGACCTGAAGGCAGCCGAGTGGATATTCAGCAAAGTGCAGGTTGTCACCCCCACTGCACAACAACCCAACTGGCCCGCCTGGGCTAACGACATCCGCCTGATGAGAGGCGCCCTTGAAGCAACGCATCACGATATCTGCGAGACCTTTAAGTGGGCTAACGCCGATCACTTCTGGCAGACCAATATCCTCAGCCCTGCCAAACTCCGCGCCAAGTGGGACACACTCCGTGCGCAGATGAGCCAGCCAGGGCGTAACCGGCAGTCTGTGCCTCAGCAACCCGCTCAGCACTGGAACAGCCGTGAAGCCTGGGAGAATGAATTCCTATGAGAAATCTCGTATCAGCAATTCAGAATCGTGATGCAGGCGCACTGGCTCGCATTGCAGGAGATGCGCCGCGCCCGGTTGAGCGTGGAGTGCATGAAGATGTTGAGCGGCTGGTAGACGCCCTGTTTTCGAATCTTAAACAGGTATTCCCGGCGTCGGTAAGCACAGCATGGCGCAACCCGAATGACGAAGCCGCAGCAAAGCGTCAGTGGATCGCCGCCTTCGCTGAGAACGGTATTCACAACAAGCAGCAGTTGTCAGCAGGCATGAAGCTGGCCCGTGCCAGCGGTTCGCCGTTCCTGCCATCGCCCGGCCAGTTTATCGAGTGGTGTAAGCAGGGAGAACATCGCGCCGCTGGCCTGCCGTCAGACGAAGCATTGTACGACACGTTCCGTCTGTACTGCCGCGACCGGGGCATGTACGACAGCAGCGAGGAGTTCCCCTGGGAAAGCCCGGCCTGTTTCCACATGGTGACAGCGGTCTACAACCAGATGCGATCCTTCAACCTGACTGATTCTGAATGCCGGAAACGCCTGGGTGACGAGCTGCGCAAGATGTCCCGCCGCATTGAAGCTGGCGAAGTCATCCCGCCGCCGCGCAAACAGATTCCTCAATTGCACATTCCGACCGGTAACGAAAAGGCACTGGACCATCTTGCCGACATTCGCCGCCGCTTCGGTCTGAAAAGTGGCCGCCATGACTGAGATGAACCGCGTCCGCTTTGAACGCCTGTATCGCAGCGTTCATGGCGATAAACACAACCTGACCCGATCACATCTTGGCTATCAGGATGCCGTTGTGGACCGGGCGTTTTTCTTCTGGCTTGAGGGAAGGGAGAGCGCAGCATGACACAGGTAACTCAACTGGTAATCACACCGCCGCTGATACGTCAGGCCCGGAATATTCAGCTCGCAATCATCGACCTGGCTAAGAAGCGAAACCTGAAGCCGGAGCAGTTCCGGGCGCACCTTAACGCGATCGACATGCTGGCGCGTGAAGCGCACGACCTGATTGTCGATGCTGAGTTTGAAAAGCAGCTATCAAATTACAATGCATTGAAGCGAGAAAAACGCGATGGAGACTCAACGTTACCTGTTGCGTGACAGCAACATCCGACAGAACTGCATCACCGCCATCCAGCAACTCCCCGCCAATCCCGACAAACCTCTGCAGGTAACCATCCAGGAAGACACCAGAAGCCTTGCGCAAAACCGCATGCTTTGGGCCTGCCTGCATGACGTATCAAGCCAGGTGGTCTGGTACGGGAAGAAGCTCGACTCAGAAAGCTGGAAGCATATTTTCAGCGCCAGCTTGAAAGGGCAGGAGACGGTGCCGGGTATCAATGGCGGCTTTGTAGTGCTGGGCCAGTCAACAAGCAAAATGCGCGTCAGTGAGATGCGTGACCTCATCACACTCATCCATGCCTTCGGTGCCGAGCAGAACGTCAGGTTTAGCGATGAGTCAGCGCGCGCGGCTGAATGGGCTGGAAGATTCGGGAGTACAGCATGACACCACAGGTTACCTCAATTCCTCAGTTGCTCATTGTGACCCGAGGAAACCAAACAGCAGCTGGCCGAGCGATCAAATCCACTCGTACAACAGTCAGGAAATATGCCTGCGACTTTAACTGCCGGTATCACGTCGGGGTCAATGGTGTGTTGATAGTCAGTCAGGGCGATCGTGGGCTTCACAAAAGGAAAAGCAATGAAGAAAACATGGTTCACCCATGACCCTGTAGATACAGACACTGCAAACGAACTCATTTCCCGTTACAACGCCCGCAACATTCATACCCAAAAGACACTCGCCGCCGATCCCCGCTTATGGCTGGTTAGCGCGCTGTTGCCTGAAGGTAATCGCGAACCACGAAGAGACAAAACTTATGAGAACAAATGCTGGGCGTAAGCGTTGTTGTAGCTGCAGTACTGTGCTGACTAGTGAAGATAAACACCGGTTCGGAGTTAGCTGTGAAATCTGCGAAGAGGATATCTGGTATTTCGAGAACCTCGACTATCTGCCAATTCATGCTGCATGGCGATATATCTGCTATCAACTGCGCTGGCTGTGGCATACCGCTGGCTACGGACGAGACATATGCCTGCGTCCGCTGCTGCGCCGGCTGGATGCAAGACGACAACATCAGAATGCACGGAGGGAGCGATGAGAAAAGTCAGGCGAAGATGTAAGAATGCGGACTGTCGAGAATGGTTTCATCCGGGTTTCTCAAATCAAACGTGGTGCTCACCAGAATGCGGAACCGTGATAGCACTGACAAAGAGAGAGAAGGAACGGCATAAGGCGATACAGGAAGCAGAACGACGGCGAAAAGATGAAGCTCAGCAGGAAAAGCGCCACACCAAAATCCGCAAGTTAGCAGTAAAGCCCCTCAGTCACTTCCATAAGCAAACCCAGTCAGCATTCAACGAATATATACGCACTCGCGATGCCGCCGATCCGTGCATCAGCTGCGGACGATTCCACGAAGGAAAATATGACGCCGGGCACTATCGAACTCGCGGCGCTTCACCCGCTACAAGCTACGAAGAAACCAACTGCCATAAGCAGTGCGTACCATGCAACCAGCACCTTTCCGGCAACATTGAAAACTACACGCCTAACCTGATTAAGAAGATCGGTCAGGCTGCTTTCGATCGCCTTATGGGTCCGCATGAGCAAAAGAAATGGACGCGGGAAGAGCTGCAGGAGCTGGCTGCGCACTACCGGCAGAAAACCAGAGAGCTGATCAAGCAGAGGAGCGAGACACCATGAGCCTTGAAGCGACAGTAAAATATCATTTTCCAAAAACAGCGAGCTTTGCGGGTATGCCGCCTGCAACAGCTACAGATTCGCTATCAGGCACTGACTACATGGCTGCCATGGGAATGACTCAGAGCCGGGCGCCGCTGGGCTATAGTGCGTTCATGGGTAAGGTTGGAGTGAGCGATAACGACGCCCGACGCGCCGTATCGTTATTAACTGAATATGCATTGAGTACCTGCGATAAGGTTGCCGCCTTGCGCAAGCTAGACGCTGATATTAAGCCAGCGGTTATGCAAACGCTCGCAACTTATGCCTACATGGATTATTGCCGAAGCGCCGCCAGCGTCAAACCCTGCGAATGCTGCCAGGCGAAGGGGTTTATTGAGGCTGACGTATTCACCATGAAGTCACCTTTATCAGGTGGTTCTGCCCGAAGTGTGAAAGAAGTGGTGCGTGTGCTCTGCAAGACCTGTAACGGGAAGGGCGTCGTGTCATCAGCGTGTCGTGACTGTAGCGGACGTGGACGGGCCGTTGATCGCAAGCTGACTGAAGAGCAGGGCGTGCCGGTCATGGGGGATTGTAAGCGTTGCTGCGGGCGAGGGTATGAGCGCATCCCGTCCACTTATGTTCATCGCACTATCGAAGGAATTACCGCTGCGATATCGCTCGATACTTGGAAGAAGTCGGTCAAGCCGTTCTATGATGGGCTGATCGGCAAGATTGAGATGGAGGAATCATGGGCTAATGCCGCCCTGAATCAGGTTACTCGATAGCGCAATTAGAAATAGCTCATTATTTTATCGTGGGCTATTTACTTTTCCCGAAGCTGGGGATATGATTCCTAACAGTTGAAGTTGCGCGCTGTTGTTTGACGCGTTAACCTGAAAAGGTCAGTTCCATTGATTTGTGATAGTCAAAACGCCCTGCGGTCTCACCAACTGCGAGGGCTTTTTATTTCTATCCCCTGTAAGGGATAAAACTCACCGCATACCCTACAGCGGATAAGTAACGTTACTAAACTATTTCAAAGGGTAGCCTTAGAGCTGTTTTATCTGTAATTACATCCTTCGTAAAGCGTCCAAGCGTCTTTGGATCCCGATCAGATGACGCCAGTTCGAATCCGGCAGGATGATCGACATTTTACACCTTTCCTATTGGTAGGATTGACGATCTGTGAAAAGGATGTATGATTTTTATATCAAGTTTTGGGAATGAAGAGGCGGCCCCCAAAAGTAAACCGCCAAGTTGGTAACTTCGACTCGATAATTGGTCTGGTACTCCAACCGCGCCGGCTGTGAGGTCGGCTCCTTTATTTTTTTGGTAGCGGATACCTCAAACGCACTGACTTTGTGTCTATATCTCTTGGACCTTTCGTTGAGTCATAAAAATACCAAATGTTAAACTTTCTCTCGGTATGCCACGTATCGTGCTGCAAATTTTCCCAGCCAAGGTATGAAGCTACCTTTTTTGAGATAGCTATTTTTGCCTCAGATGAAGCTTTACCCTGATAAGCACACATCACAGCTCCAAGAAAAAAATCTGCTATTTGAATGTTCTCAGACGACTTGGAATCCTTTGTCACCACGCGCGAAATAATTTCAGGTCTGCCAAATTTCCTTTTTAGTATGTTGTTAGCAATGACGTGAAACTCTTCATCAGCTTTCTTATAGCGAGACGCTATCGGGTCAACCTCAACCCTAAAGTGACTTTCTCTCTCAGGATGGGCTGATATGACGCTGCCTATTTTCGTAGTTAGAAGTTTAGTGAAGTGCTTTCTTCTTGCAATATCATAATCGCCATTATGATATATCTTGTTAACCATGGATTTTTCGATCACGATGCAGTGAAACGCTAACCATGGAACCTTGAAGAACAAATCAATAAGTTCAATATAAAATTGGGCATATCGCTTCGAATGAGCTTTTTGCCACTTGATCTCTTCATAGAAAAGATGCTTATCGCGCAATTCTCTTACAATGCGAGCAAAGTCTCCACGTCGTTGATACTTCATCCATAAACTGCCGAAGCCGTAGAACCTTTGGCCGTCAATGCCTGATTCGTCACATGCTACGTGCCAGATTAATTTGCCGGGGTTGTCACTATCAACCATTGATAAGCTCACATCGGATTCATCCTAAGCCGGTTATTTAACCACAAATATAAGCTATTGATAAAGATCGCTTTAATATCAAACTAGCAGGCTCACTTCGGTGGGCCTTTTTCGTTTTCGCCCCTGCCAATCAACATCGACTCTCACCTTTTCCTGTATGGCAGCGGGCGATTTTTTCTTCTGACTACCTACAGCACCGCCCGTAATCACGGAGGTGATATGAGTATCGATATGAGCAAACTGGCATCAGGCGCGGCATACGGCGCATCTGCCGGGACAATCGCCAATGGTCTTCTGACCCGGCTAAGTCCCGATGAGTGGAGTGCTGTAGGCGTGCTGGCCGGTATTCTGGTCGCGCTGTTCACGCTCGGCATCAACTGGTATTACAAGCGCAAGGCTACTCTGGCGCAAATCAAAGCCCTTCAGCGCTGGCCCACTGCTCCAGACATCAACGAGGATTAAATCATGGCTATGTCAAACAGCTTGCGCAATAAGCTTATTGCTGTCGCGGGCGGCGGAGCTATGGCTATCGCTACGGTATTCCTCGGCGGAAAGGATGGGGTAGAGGGCAGGGTGTACGAGCCTTATAAAGATGTGGCTGGCGTCTGGACTGTTTGCGATGGTCATACCGGTACCGACATCATCAAAGGCAAGAAGTATACCGACCGCGAATGCGATCGCCTGATGTGGAACGACCTGCAGCCGGTTAAGAAGGCAGTTGACGGAATGGTCAAAATCCCACTGGGTGAATATCAGCGGGCCGCACTGTACAGCTTCACCTATAACGTTGGCGCAAGCGCGTTCTCTAAATCGACGCTGCTGAAACGGCTGAATGCTGGCGATGTAGATGGCGCATGCGAAGAGCTGCGCCGCTGGATTTATGCTGGAGGCCAGAAATGGCGCGGTCTGATGAATCGCCGTGATATGGAGCGGACAATGTGCCTGGCGGAGAGTGCCGATGACCTTAAAGGCTAAGGTGCTTGCTGCCCTCATCCTGCTGGTTCTGCTGCTACTAGCCACCTCAGTAGCATTCGCGCTTTATTACCGAGGCAATGCCATTGACTACAAGGCGCAGCGTGACACCGCAACCAGCAATCTCAAGCTGGCTCACGACACCATCACCGATATGCAGGCACGTCAGCGTGATGTGGCCGCGCTCGATGAGAAATATACGAAGGAACTAGCCGATGCTAAAGCCACTATCAATCAGCTGCATGATGATGTTGCTACTGGCAAGC